AAGTAAGATATATAAAATAATAACTACTAAAAAGCCATTACCACATCCACTATTATTATTGCCACTATTACAGCAACATGTAGTTGTTGTCACTTTTTCATTAGGACAAGACATTTTCTACACCTCCTTAAATCCAAGCACCTAGAATAATGATTAATAGTATGAATAAAACAAGTATTATTGCTGAAGATGATCCACAATTATTCATGTTCATTCCTCCTTTTTATTTGCTTTCATCATATTCTATGGCAAAATATCGAAATATGTGCTTATATGTGTCATATTTTTGTCTATTTATTGCACTCACAAGATTTTTTTGTTATTATTAAACTGTATGGGAGGAAATGAAATGAAAAACAAAAAAGTAATAATTTGTCTAAGTTCATTAATGGCTCTATCTTGCTTAGTAACAGGATGCAAAAAGGAAATAGAAGTTAAAAATGGATCAAAAGTTGCTGTATCAATAAAAGATTCAAAATTTACCGCAACTGAATACTATGAAGGAATCAAAAAAAATAATATATCAAAACTAATTGATATGATTGATGAAGAATTTCTAAATAAAAAATATAAAAAGTTAAAAAAGAAATTAAGAAAGAATTTAGAATACGGTTGCTCATTAGGAAGCATGGTACTTAAGCCATATGTTTCAAATGGGCAACTTTTAATTGATATCGTAAAGGCCGCAAACTTTTTTCCAACTGCCTATAATAGTGATGAAGAATGTACAGCAGGGATTTTTGTAAGCAGAAAAGTTGAAGGAAAATATTATTTTACAAGACTTGAATATCATGTTTTAGATGTAAGTACAAAGAAATACACAATAGTGAATAAAGCATATATGAGTACAAGTGAAGAAATTTTGGGACAAGAAATATCATTAGGAGCAGTTAAAGAGTGGAGTGATATTTCTCCTGTTGTTCCCATTGATAATGTTGAAAAACCTTTATTTGGGTATTTTAAGATACCACTTGCTAATACGATAGATCCAGATAGTCCTTGTGGACCATCGTGTTATGCCAGGGCTACTAAACTAATAAAAGAAGCAGACAAGCAGTTTTCTAGGTTATTATGGGAATTTGAAGCAACTGAAGTAGCAATAGATGCAGACCCAACGGCACTACAGCAGAGTAAAACAATGAATGGAAAACTTGGACTTCCGAAATTAAAAGAAAGATTATTTAGAGCATTTGGATCTAACAGAGATGGAAAGGCATTTTATGAAATCTTTAGTCCACAAATTAGAGAAACAGAACTATACAAAGGTTTTAATGATATTCTGAAAAGAATTGAATTTGTCTGTGGTTTAGCTTATGGAACTATATCAGATCCGCAGCTAATAGAGAAGACGGCCACAGAAATCAGAAGTGCAAAACAAAGAAGTTATGCTACAGTTAAAGATATTCAAGAAGCACTAGAAGATGCTTTGGAAGATGCTATTTATGCAATGGATGTATTGGCGACATTATATCACTTAGCACCAATTGGAAAATATGAAACAAGTTATACCTGGGATGATAGTATTTTGGTTGATGCAAAAGAAGAACAAACTATTATGATGCAAGAGGCAAATCAGGGATATATCAAAAAAGAAATTTATTTAATGAAGCGATATGGTGTAACTGAAGAACAAGCGAAAGAAATGATGCCTATACAAGAAGATTCAACGATAGATGAGGAGTAGTGATATAAATGCTAACACCAGATTATCTGGAGCATTGTGCAGATGAAGCTATAAAAATCAATGCTGAATTAGAAAATTTTATCATTAAAGATATTGCACGAAGAATAGTACAAGCTGGTGTTATGACAGAAACAGCTAGACATCAAATTAAAGCAGCACAAGAGAGTGGATATTTATACAACGATATTATTGCAGAAATTGCAGATATTACCGATTTATCCGAAAGAGAAGTTAAAAAAATATTTAATGAAGCATCAGTAATGGCGATGAAATATGATGACAAGATTTACGAATTAGCAGGCTTGAAGCCAACCGCATTTAATAATAGTCCTTCAATGATGCAAATATTAAAAGCAGGAATCCAAAAAGCGAATGGAGATATACACAACTTAATAATGACATCAGCAGGAAGTGCACAAAGTAAATTTATAGAAATGACCAACATGGCATATAGACAGTACACAAGTGGAGCATTTGATTATAATACAGCTATATTTAATGCAGTAGAACAACTTTCAAAAGATGGAATCAATGTACAGTATCCTTCTGGAAAATTAGACAAAATAGATGTAGCAGTACGAAGAGCAGTTTTGACAGGAGTAAATCAAACAGCCAATAAATTGCAAGACCAACGAGCTGAAGAAATGGGAACAGACTTAGTTGAAGTTACGGCACATATTGGAGCCAGAGTAACGAAAAAGTTAGACCATACAAATCATGCTTGGTGGCAAGGTAAAGTTTATAGTATCAGTGGTAAAAGTGATAAATATCCTGGATTAAAAGAAACAACGGGATATGGCAAGATAGATGGACTAGGAGGAATAAATTGTAGACATAGCAAATTTCCATTTATAGAGGGTGTAAGTAAAAGAGCCTATACAGATGAAGAGTTGCAAGAAATAAATAATAAGACGGTTACATATAAAGGACAAGAAATACGGAGAATATAAAGCATTACAGATGCAAAGAGCAAAAGAAAGAGAAATTAGAGCAACCAAAAGAGAACTTGCAGGATATCAAGGAATAATGCTCGGAAGCGAAGATGAGAAGTTATTAAACGAAGCAAGGAATAAATTCAATTTGTCTTCAAATAAACTAAAACAAAAAGAAAGAGAGTTAGAGCTATTTATAGGAGAAACAGGGCTAAAACGAAACAATGAAAGAGAAAGAGTGGCAGGATTTAACAAGAGTGTATCACAAAAGGCTGTAAAAGGCTCGAAACTAATTGAAAACAACAAAGAAACATTGTATAATAGTAAAGTAGCATTAGGGAATAAATTAGCTTTTGTAAACAATCAAGGCATTATGACATTCATACCAAAAGAAACAGAAATAACCAATATTATTACAATAGCAGGAGAAAATATAAAGAAGTTTAGAAACGCAGTGAAATATGCTGAATTGTATGGTGGCAAAGAGAGTGATTGGACTAAAAGAGCTGGAAAAATTGAAAGTGATAAATATATTTTTGATATTCATTGGGTACAAAGCAAAAATGGACTTATGTGTGACTGGAAAATAAAAAATAAGAAGTTAAAGGAGGGAAGCTAGGTGAAAGTTAAATATATTGGAAAAACTTTTGGAGTAGAAGGACTAACAAATGGAAAAGTATATAAATGCATTGGAATTGAAGATGGAATGTTAAGAATTATAGATGATAGCGGAGACGATTATCTATATTCAGCTATTCAGCCATCTAGCTTAGAAAATCCAGAATTATGTGGGAAATGGGAAATTGTTGAAGACAACGAGAATGAGGACTTAAAGAAAATAGTAAAATAAGCAAAAACATTATACGAATTAAGTATAGTGTTTTTTTTATTGTCATTAAAAGGAGGTGGTAGAAATGAAGAAAAAACTTATTGAATTAAAGATGAAACAGAGTTTTACAGACAAACATACAAAGAAAGATTACAAAAAAGGTTTTGTGTATCAATTTACGGAAGAAAGAGCGAATGAACTCTTAAAAAATCAGTACTTAGTTGAAAAAGTAGGAGAATCCGTAATCGAGGAAAAAGAGGAAAAAAACAATAAATAGTTATTAATTTTAGGCATATTTTATATGTCTATTTTTTTATTTCAAAATTGATTACTTGCAGATCGTAACAAGTGCAAGCAGCAAAGAGAAGAGAAAACTCGTATAAAAATCGTAGCTGGGAAAGGAATGTATATGAAAAGAAAAACAATCGAAGATGAAATTAGAAGCCTAGGAGTAACTGACGAGGACCAAATCAAAAAAGCGGTAGACACAATAATGGATGAGAACGGAAAGGATGTTACACCACTAAAAACTAAAATTGCAACTCTAGAGGAAGAAGCAGAAGTACAAAAAGGTGTTGTTGAAACTAAAAACACAAAGATTAAAGAATTAGAAGAAGTAGATATAGAAGCATTAAAAAAAGCCGAATATGAGAGAGGAAAGACCGAGGGTTCTAAAGAAGTTGAAGATATGAAATTTGATGCAGCCCTAGAAACCGCCTTAAAGGGTTACAAAGTAAAGGATAAAGCATCTATAATGGGACATTTGAACATGAAGACTATTGGAAGAGAAAAGGACGAAAAAACAGGAGAAATAAAGATAACAGGATTAGAAGAGCAAATCAAACCAATTCAAGAAAATGAAAAGTTAAGTTATTTATTCGAATCAGAAGAAAATAGCTCAAACTTACCAAGCTTCAGCACGCAACAAACTAACAATAATCAAAATAATACCAACGGAAATGGAACATTACTAGATGCTCTAAGAGAAAAATTCAAATAAAAAATAGGAGGAAAAATGTATGATTACATTAGAAGAAGCCAAAGTTGGTATGGCAGATAAAGTGGACCAACAAGTAATTGATGAATTCAGAAGAGGATCTTTATTATTGGATATGTTACTATTCGATAATGCTGTTTCTCCAGGAACAGGTGGTAGTACATTAACCTATGGTTATATGAAATTAAAAACACCATCAACTGCAGCATTCAGAGAAATCAACAAAGAATATTCAGATGATGAAGCCGCTTCTAATGAAGCAATAAGAGAAAAGGCATCAGCAGACTTAAAGATTTTTGGAGGAGAGTATAAAATCGACCGTGTTATTGCTGAATCTTCTGGTGCAGTGGATGAAGTAGATTTCCAAATGAAAGAGAAAATCAAAGGAGCAATCAACTTATTCCACTATACAGTTATCAATGGAGATTCTAACATAAATTCGAAAGAATTTGATGGCCTTGATACATTATTAACAGGATCTAGCACAGAATACAATACAGAGTTTACTTATGAATTAACAAAAGACACTAATGTAGAGGCTGACAAAGAATATTTTACAAAAGCAGGAGAGGTTTATACTAAAGTAGAAACACCTGAGAAAGCTAGTATAGCAACTTATTATGAGAAAGTCTTTGAAGTATTAGATATTTCAAATAGCGACAAGTTGGATGCTAACTATAAAGCATTCGCAGACAAAATGGACGAGTTCTTTGGAACAATGCAAGGAAAACCTCATCTACTTTTAATGAATAACAAGATGAAGACAAAAATGAATGGAATCGCTAGAAGATTGGGATATTACACCAGAAGTGAAGATTCCTTCGGTAGAGGAGTAGACAACTGGGATGGTGTTCCTAT